CCTTCTTTGTTGGTGTACTGGCCCACGATGGCGGTAATTTCTTTTTTGACTTTACTCATGGCTGGCTTTCAATGTATTGGTTTAACTGCTGAACTTGGGAATCGACCTCGGCTAAGAATTTGACAATCTCGGCCTCCATCTCGGTGATAAATGCGTTATCCCGTGGGATTCGGGTCACAAATAGCTGTGCTTTGGGCGGCATTCTGGGGTCAAAAACAACATAATCGGCCCATTGTCTGCCTGTGCATGAAAGCTGAAATTGCATCTGTGCAAAGTATTTGGCGGGTACTTTTTTGGTAAGCAATGTCTCCAGCATTCCTTTGCTTTCGGGACATTTGACTTCAACAACACCATCATCCCCAACAAGGGCATCTGGGCTTGCGCCAGCCATTTCTATGGTTGGATGGGGGACAAAACCAACAGCATCTGTATCCCATCCACAATAGGCTTGATAGGCCGCTAAAGCGTAGATTTCCTGCTCAACCCCCCATTGCATAGCCTGAGAGGTGAACCCCTCGGCCTTGGTTTGGGTGATGCGTTCAAGCACTAATTGGGTCATGTAGCTATCCCGACTTGCGGAATAGCCTGTTTTGGTTTTAGCCATAACATCTGCAACCCTGCTGGCGGTGACCTTGCCCAGGCGTTGGATAAACCATTCTTCTGTGCGTTGTTCAACTTCCATTGCGAACCTCCATCATTTCATTTGCCATTGTGAAAGCGGCTAAAGCCGTGTCATTGAAATCCATGTCAGAGCGCCAATCAGAATCAGACAACAGTGCTTGCATGGCAAAGATGGCGATAAAGTCTTTGAGGGTTATTTCCTCAAGACCAATTTCTTTCTTTTTTCTCATGCTTTTTCCTTTGCTTTGGCAATGCGGTCTGCCTTGGCTTTGATGACCTTGGCAATCCAATTTTGGTCGCCCTTGCAAGCGTCATAGGCTGCTTTGTAGGCGGTTTGCAGTTCTTCTTTGTTTGCGCTGGCATCAATGGCGGCGATGTGGTCTGCCATCATTCCTGCGTCAATCTGTGGCGCAGGGCGGGATGCAGCTACACCGTCATCGTCATCTGGTGAAAGGCCGCTGGCGGTTAAAAGGCTATATCTCCGCGCATAAGTCAAGGCACTACCAAAACCCATTGCATCGTGCTTGCTGGCTGGAACATGAAGTAGGCCGCACTCTATCACTTCCCCAGATTCATGCACAAACATTGTTTCAACCATCACGCCATCTTTGCATTCATAGGTGCGTTGCATAAGACCTATGCCGTTGGCGTTTAAAGCGCCTACAACAGCATCAATGCAAGAACTGAGGTCTGCATACTTGGATTTGAAATGGGGGTTTACAGACGTTTTTAACGCTTTGCCAAATTGTGATTGTGCTTTGACAAAGGCGGCGGCGATTTGTTTTCCGATTGGTGTTTCCATGATTTTCCTTAATAAGCGTATTTAGGGCCGCAAGTGACTTCCACCACAGTTTCAACTGTGTAGCCATTGATCTTGCGTTTGGCGTATAGCGGGATGGCGCGGAGGCCAGAGGATTCGCACTGGCGCACAGCGTCAATCACCTCATTCCTGCCCATCGGTTGAACTTGTTTGTCAACAATTAAATCTTGATTGGGCGCTTGGGGTGTTGACCCTGGCAAGCTAGAGCAACCAGCGGTAACCCAGGCCATCCAGCACAAAAGTGAGTAGGTGATCATCTTCATTCCGATTCCTTTGCAATCAAGCGCATTTCCAGTTCTTTTATGTATTCCTGTGCGGTTTCCACAAGGTTGATGTGTGTACGCAAGTGGGACTCCAATAGACCAACGTGATAGGCCAAGCGGTTCTGTGCGGGTTCGCCTTCATACTGTTTGTCAGCAATGAATTTGATGTTGTCGATAAGTTCGTCAGCGTTCATTTATGCTCTCCAAATAAAAAGGTCAAGAACCAACACGACAACAGCACACACGGCAAGCACCATGATGATCTTGTCGGTGATCGCCATGCGGGGTTCGTGGATTTCAATTGACGCGCTGTATTCCACTGTGTGAGGGAATGCTTGATTCATCGTCCTGGGGTATTTCATCTTGTTCATCCTCTGGTTGGTTGTCGGGGTTGTAATCTGTTTGGCGGGTGAGGATTTGCCCCCACCGCCATTCCTCATAATCTTCTGTGTACATGGTGGGCTGGGGCTTGCGCCCCTGTGGGTTAAGAGTAGGACAAGCCTTGGAACTCAAAAGAATCTGCAAACTCTGGCGCAGCAGATTTGCGAATCTCAACTGAGACGCAACCAATGCCATAGCGTTGGGCCAAGTAGTCCTTGGCATCGGTGGTATTAGCTACCACCAAAATTGTGGTGGCGCTGAAATCGGTGGGAGAGAAAGTGAAATCGGTCATGTGACCTCCTAAAAAGACCCTTATGCGTTTTGCTAGGGCATGGGTGTATTGTTAAGCACAATTAACATTAGGTCAAGTCTTTTTTATAGGGACATACCCTAATGTTGCTATTTTGTTAATCCACCTTACAATGCCCAGATGACAAAAGAGCAATTAGTTCAGTTGGCAGGGTCACAAAGTGAGCTTGCAAGGATTCTTGGCATTAACAGGGCTGCAGTTTCCCAATGGAAAAATGTGCCCCAGGCAAGAATCTGGCAACTAAAGTCGTTGCGTCCTGATTGGTTTTTGGTTTAACATTGTTTGAAACACGGCTAGGTTGGAAGTCATGAGCCAACCGAAAAGAGAACCCACCCCTCCTGCCGAGGTTTCTTTCCAGGGTGGATGTTTAGGCGTGGGAAATGCACTTTTACCAATTCCATATTGGTGACTACAAGTCACATACACACCATCTTTCCTTGACGGAAGATTTGGCCTTTAGGCGCTTGCTAGATCACTACTATCTGCATGAAGCGCCCATCAAACAACGGGACATTGCCCGACAAATAGGGATGCGAGACAACGAACAGGACGTTTTGACCGTGCTGGACGAATTCTTTGTTTCCACAGAGGCGGGTTACATAAACCCCCGTGCGGATGAGGAAATTTCCAAATATCGCAAGTTCTCAGAGGATGGAAAAAAGGGTGCGGAAATAAGGTGGCATAAGCGCCGCAATGGGGAGGCTAATAGCCCCCCTAATGCCACCCCAATAGCAACCAATAACCATGAACCAATAACCAATAACCATATTAAAGAATCTAAAGATTCTTTGTCGGCAGGATTGCCGACTTGCCCCCATCAGGACATTTTGAATCTTTACAAAAAGCATTTGCCACAACTTGCCCAGCCACGGGTGTGGGATGGGGTCAGGCAGACCAACCTACGGCAAAGGTGGTTGCAAGCCGCTAAACCGTCTGTATTCAGCCCACAGGGGTATGCAACCCAAGCCGATGGGCTGGCATGGTGGGATTCGTTTTTTGCCTACATTGCCAACGATACCAAGCTGGCAAACGGGTTTGAAACCAAGGACAGGACATGGCGACCTGATTTGGTGTGGATAGTGAATGCAACCAATTTCGCCAAGATAATTGATGGAAAGTACCAAAAATGAACTTTGTAAAACCAGACACCAAAAAAGACCCGCTAGACGATGTTCAGCGCCTGATGTGCAGTGTGCCAGGATGCCCTAAACGCTGGTCAGTTCACATGGAAGGCCAGCGCCCGATGTGTTCCGAGCATCAATGGTCGGACAGAAAGCCAGCTACTAGGCGGGACATTGCCGCCCTGTTGCCCAGCACCAAGCCCGTGAAACATTGGATGGATGATGGGGAGGTATTTTGAATGAGTTGGCTTTATTCGCGGGTGCTGGTGGAGGAATACTTGGGGGACACCTCCTTGGATGGCGAACAGTCTGCGCTGTTGAGTGGGAACCCTATCCAGCAAGCGTACTGTGCGCCCGACAAAATGATGGATTTCTCCCGCCTTTCCCGATTTGGGATGACATACAAACCTTTGACGGCAAACCGTGGAGAGGAATTGTTGATGTCGTATCTGGCGGCTTTCCCTGTACGGACATTTCCATCGCTGGACGAGGCGCAGGGCTTGACGGAGAACAATCCTCAATGTGGTATCACATGGCGAGGGTGGTTAGCGAAGTTCGACCCAGATTCGTATTCGTGGAAAACAGCCCAATGCTCATTCATCGAGGAATCGGGCGAGTGCTTGGCGACCTTTCCAGCCTCGGGTTTGACGCGAGGTGGACTGTTATGGGAGCAAACAAGGTTGGAGCGCCCCACCAAAGGGATAGAACGTGGATTGTGGCGCACTCCAGACACGGGGGGGGGGGGGGCATCTGGGCTTCTCAAACAAGGCCAGAATCATCGAAAGAATGGTCAGCCCATCCAGATCAGATTGGTCGATCAAGTGAACAATCCAAGACTATGGCCCACACCAGTGGCACGAATGTACAAGGACGGGGGAAGCCCTGCGGAATACGCCAGGAACGAGATACCCCTTGCGGCTCAGGTTGGTGGGCCGTTGAACCCCGAGTGGGTCGAGTGGCTGATGGGGTGGCCGCAAGAGTGGACAGACTTAAAGCCATTGGCAATGGACAAGTTCCACAAGTGGTCGCAGCAGTCTGGAGGAAATTAAATGAACTACTTTGACGCACACAAACTTTTAGACAGGGTAAAAGATGGACAAACCATCAGCCGAACCGCAATTGACTATGCGCTTTTCCTTACAGGAGATGCGCCAGAGCGAGGCCAGAGAATGGATTTTGAGATACCAGCAGAAAACCAAGGAACTGGGCAAGGCCAAGGCATCAGCTTGGTGGCAGACCACGATTGCAGACATTTCCAGGCGCAGGGGTGAAGTTGCTGCCAACGACCTCAGAAACCGAATGAACCAAGAAAGGTCAAAATGAAAATTGATGTTCAAAAAATGCACAGCGTTGGATTTGGTGTTTTGTTTTTCCCAAGATACGGCCTTGGCATCCAGATTGGTCGGCGCTGGTTTGGGTTCAAAAAATGAGATATGCCGCCAGGGTTGATGCTAACCAAAGACAAATCATCACAGCATTGGAGGCCGCTGGCGCTTATGTCTGGGTCATTGGCCTACCAGTTGACCTTTTGGTGGGATACAAGGGGCACACCTTTCTGGTCGAGGTCAAGAATGGTTCTAAAAGGCGTTTAACGGCCCTTCAAGCTGATTTTTTTGAAAGTTGGTCTGGTAGTACCTTGGCAAGAATTGATGGCCCTGACGGGGCTTTACGCATGATTGGAGTTTTGAAATGAAACCAGAAGAAGCAGCGCAAGACATACGCAACAAAGCCCGAGCCTATGGCGATGCCAAAGCCCAGCGGGTTTACCTTGAGGAATTCCGCAAGTCTAAAAAAGCCCTTTTGATGAAAGATGCCCTGCAAATGGGCTACGAGGCGGCAAACGCACAGGAGAGGGAAGCCTATGCAGACCCCGAATATCACACCTTGTTGAAAGGGCTGGCGGCGGCAATAGCACAAGAAGAAACCTTGCGCTGGGAAATTGAGGCGGCAAGGCTAGATATTGAGATTTGGCGCACAAAAGAGGCCACCAATCGAATGCAAGACAGGGCGCACCAATGAAGTGTCCAGAATGCGGAACATGGACAATTGTCAAAGAATCCAGAATATCCACAGGCAATACGCGCAGAAGGCGGCTAGAGTGTGCAAATATGCACAGGTTTTCCACATTGGAGACAATAGTTGATAGAAAAACATTCATACGTCAGGTCAAAAAAGCTGCTGAAACTGGTGGCAAGCCTTGACTGTCAAGCCTGTGGGTCTGGCAATATGGTGCAAGCGGCACACACAAACTGGGGCGGCGGCAAGGGCCGAGGGGTCAAAGCTGATGACAATCTGGTTGCTGCGCTGTGCCTGGGGTGTCATTACGAGATTGACCAAGGCAAGGATTTAAACCGCCAGGAACGCCAAGAAATGTGGTTAAAGGCCCATCACAGGACAATTGATGCCTTGCGGAACTGCTGGCCTATTGACATTCCATTTCCAGATGCGAAAATCTAGCCCTGTTGGTAGCAGTTGCCAATATTTGGGGGTTCGCCCCCTTTTTTTTGATATAGTAAGCGCATGAAAAACGAAGAAGTTGCCGAATTTGTCGCCACGCTGTTTCATGCGGGAACAATCACGCACTTCCAGCATTTGCAAACGACCGAATACGCCACCCACAAGGCGCTGGGCAAGTTTTACCCCAAGATCGTAGACTTAGCTGACAGTCTGGCAGAGAGTTACCAAGGGCGCTACGACACCAGGATGAAGAAATTTCCTGATGAATTGCACGACCCCAAAGACACACCGCATGAGTATTTGACCCAGTTAAAAGGGTTTGTGCAAGAAGCGCGAGAAGAAATCCCCCAAGACTCAGAATTGCAAAACATCGTTGATGAAATTGCTGATCTGATCAATTCAACCCTGTATCTTTTAACTCTGAAATGAGGAAATCATGGCAAATATGATGAAAAACGAACCCAAAGGCTACGGCGCACAAGTCTCCATGAAGGGCAACCCTGCACCTGACATGAAGTCAAACGGCAGCGTAAAAAACAACATCCCCAATGCCATGACCAACAAAACTGGCGCTGACAAGAAATTTGAAGGCGGCAAAATGTCTGGCATTTGCTACACTCACGACCGCAAGTGCTACCAAGACTAATAGCGTAAGCCCCACCGTGAATAAGACGGCAGGGCTTACTGACCAAACAAAAAAGGAGGTTTTGAATGGCTGAAATGGATTCTAATTGCGGGAACTGTAAATATTTCCGCGCCCAGCAAATCATGGGCATCTGTCGGTTCAATCCGCAACAGGTGAACAAGCACGAAAAAGATTGGTGCGGTCAGCATCTGATTGTTGAAACTCAGGACGTAAAGGTTGATTTAGTCGCCTTGCCTGTGTACGACATAACCACCGATCAGATCACGCCCCCAAAGCGCAAATATGAGAGGAAAGCAAATGCTAAAGCCTCTATTTGATAGGGTGGTTGTGCGCCCCCAGGTGCGGCATATCTCCGACATAATCTATATTGACAACAAAGAACCCTTTAACGAAGGAACTGTTGTGGCGGTTGGCCCTGATGTTGAGGGTGTCCAAGCTGGCGACTTCATCAAGTATGGGAATGGGGATTATCTGAAATGGCCCACTCACAAGATTGATGGGCAGGACTACCAGATTATTCAAGAAGCGGACATTTGCGCCGTTGTGGAGGCTTAAAAATGGCAACTAAACCTGGGCTTTACGCCAACATTCACGCTAAACAGGAACGCATTGAACGCCAAAAGGCGGCGGGTAAGACCCCAGAACGCATGAGGTCGCCAGGGGCCAAGGGTGCGCCGACTGCCCAGGCGTTTAAAGAATCAGCTAAAACTGCCAAAAAGAAATGAAGAAGCACGACAAGCCCATCCCCCACAAGACCACGGGCAAGGGGAAAACCTACAACCCCACCGAAAAAGGTGCGGGAATGACCGCTAAAGGCCGTGCTGAGTACAACGCTAAGAACAATTCAAACTTAAAGCCACCAGCCCCAAACCCTAAGACCAAGGCAGATGCTGGACGAAAAGCCAGTTTTTGCGCTAGGATGGAGGGGGTGGTAAAACACTCTAAAGGCCCAGCAGAACGGGCTAAGGCCAGTCTAAAAAGCTGGAATTGTTAACCCTTTTGGAAGAAATAAAGGAAATATCATGGCAAATTCAATCGCAACAGGCGTTGCATACGCAGACCCAGAGTTCGTTTCAGTTCAAGTTGGTAATTCAACTGTTCCAGTAGCTGTAACGACCAGCGGCATCATTAACGGGGCATATGCCACGACCAGCGCCGCAAGTGGCGACACCCGTTTGACCTACCAAAAGCTGACATTTAGCAGCACTGGTAGCGGTGAAACTTTCAGAGCGTTTAGCGTTGTGACAGGCGCAGGTGCTGCGGCTGCTGGCACGATCAATGGCGCACACATTTCCTGTGAAATCAATGGTGCTGGCACTATTTCTGGCGCTGGCAATGCTTTACGGGCTACCTTGGGCGGTACATCCACCAACCCAGGCGGCACTTTGGCAGCTATCCAGGCAGACTCTAACTTTGCATCTGGCGGTACTTGGACGAACGCATCCTTTATACGTTTTACCAACAGCGGTACGGGCACGGTTGCTAACCTGTTTAACATTCCCGCAGCTTTGTTTGTAACAAGCACTGCCACCATTGCCAAGACTTTGAAAGTTGTGGCATCGGACGGTACGCCTTACTACATCATGTGTTCAAGCGCAGCGTAAATGTTGAAGCATCCAAACCCAGAAATTCAGCTTTTGGTTGAGATGCTAGAGGGGCAGCGGGATTCCGCTATGGCGCAAGCCGCTGCCCTTTTTAGGGAAAACACCGAGTTGAAGCAAGCCTTACAAGAAAAGCTGGCCCAAGAATCCAAGGAGAAGGCAAATGCCGTTGATAGCATCAATGACCCCCAAGGCGCTGAAGGCCAACATTAAAAAAGAAATTGAAGCTGGCAAGCCGCCTAAACAAGCGGTGGCTATTGGATATGCGGTTAAACGTGAAGCTGAGAAAAAAGCCAAAGCAAAGCCAAAAAAGTGAAAATTACTCAAAAGAAGGTCACAGAGCTAATTCCTTATGTAAACAACAGCCGCACCCACAGCGACGAGCAAGTGGCACAAATTGCGGCAAGCATAAAAGAGTTTGGCTGGACTAACCCAATCCTGGTTGATGGGACAAACGGCATCATTGCAGGGCATGGAAGGCTTTTAGCCGCCCGTAAGCTGGGCTACAAGGAAGTGCCCACCATTGAACTGTCCGACCTGACGGAAACCCAAAAGAAGGCTTACATCATTGCCGACAACAGGCTGGCACTAAACGCTGGCTGGGACAATGAAATGCTGACCATTGAGTTGAACGACCTATTGGCAGACGGGTTTGCCTTGGAAATGCTGGGCTTTGACCCAAAGGAATTAGACGCATTGCTCGAGCCAGAGGTGATCGAAGGGCTAACGGACGAAGATGCCGTTCCTGATGTGCCTGACGAGCCAAAGACCAAGCTGGGCGACATTTACCAATTGGGTAAGCATCGATTGATGTGCGGTGACTCTTGCAGTCTGACCGATATGGAAAAGCTGTGCGATGGGCAACTTGTGGATATGTGGTTGACTGACCCACCATATAACGTTGCTTATGAGGGCGGCACGGGATTAACCATCCAAAATGATGACATGGGCGATGAGCAATTCCGACAATTTTTACGGGATGCTTATGTAACCGCAGATTTGGTTATGAAGTCTGGGGCCGTGTTTTATATTTGGCATGCCGACTCAGAAGGTTATAACTTTCGCGGGGCGGCACAAGATGCTGGCTGGAAAGTGCGCCAATGTTTGATTTGGAAGAAGTCAAGCCTTGTGATGGGGCGGCAAGACTACCATTGGAAACATGAACCGTGTTTGTATGGATGGAAAGAGGGCGCTGGACACCTTTGGGCGGCAGATCGTAAGCAAACCACGATCTTGGAGTTTGACAAGCCCAGCCGCAACGGGGAACACCCAACCATGAAGCCTGTTGGACTGTTTGAATACCAAATGCTCAACAACACCAAAGGTGGTGACATTGTGCTGGATTCCTTTGGTGGAAGTGGGACAACAATGCTGGCGGCTGAAAAGCATGGGCGTTATGCCAGACTAATGGAGCTAGACCCCAAGTATTGCGATGTGATCGTAAAGCGATGGGAAGACTTCACGGGCAAAAAAGCCGTATTATTGGAAAACCAGCCAGAATTGGCAAACTAATGTAACACTTCCCCTCTATAAAATGTCTGACGCACACGAACCAACGCCCGAAACCCAAAGACTGGTTGAATCCAGTAGTGGGTTAGGCTTGCCGCATGAATCTATTGCCGTGCTGGTGGGCATTGATGACAAGACCCTCCGCAAGTATTACAGGCATGAACTGGACATGGGCAAGGCCAAAGCCAATGGGCAGATTGCCAAGACTCTTTTTCAAAAGGCTACATCAGGGGATACAACCAGCCTGATCTGGTGGACTAAAACGCAAATGAAATGGTCTGAAACCGTCAAGGCCGAGGTTACTGGCGCTGATGGTGAGCCATTGCAGGGCATCCAAGTAACCTTTGTAAAGCCCAATGAGTGAAGTCCAAGACGCTATTGCAAGGGCAGAATTCCCTGTAAAGCTGGAAGGACTGTTCAGAAAAAGCCGTTATAAGGTGGCCTATGGCGGCAGGGGCGGGGCTAAATCTTGGGGCATCGCCAGGGCGCTGTTAATTCTTGGCGCTAAAAGCCCGTTGCGTATTCTGTGCGCTCGAGAGTTTATGACCTCCATGAGGGATTCGGTGCATAAGCTGTTGTGCGACCAAATCGAAAGCCTTGGGTTGCTGGGGTTTTACGAGATCACCCAGGCCAGCATTCGGGGTAAAAACGGCACAGAATTTAGCTTTGTTGGCCTCAAAAACAACATTGCAAATGTAAAAAGCTATGAAGGTGTTTCAATCTGTTGGGTCGAGGAGGCACAAACGGTCAGTCGCCTGTCATGGAATGTGCTGATTCCTACCATACGAGCCGAAGGCAGCGAAATATGGATTTCATTTAACCCTGAGTTGGAAACAGACGAGACTTACCAACGGTTTGTGGCAAGCCCCCCAGAGGATTGCATCACGATGCGGGTGAATTGGAGTGACAACCCGTGGTTTCCCGAAACCCTGCGCTTAGAAAAAGACTCGCTAAAGCAAAGGGATGAAGAAGCCTACAACCAAGTCTGGGAAGGGCTATGCCGCCAGACTGTTGACGGGGCTATCTTTGCCAAGGAAATGCAACAGGCTGAGAAGGATGGGCGCATCACCAAAGTGCCTTATGACGCAACCAAACCCGTCCATGCGGTGTTTGATCTGGGTTGGTCGGATAGCACCGCCATATGGTTCTTACAGTTTGTGGGCATGGAAACAAGGCTAATCCGATACATTGAGGATGCCCAGAAAACCATCAGCTATTACTTAGCGACCATGCAGACATATGGTTATGTCTACGATACCGTTTGGTTACCCCATGACGCTGAAAACAAGACCCTAGCGGCGGCTGGGCGGTCAATTGATGACATTGTGAGGGCGGCAGGGTACAAGACCACGATCTTGCCCAGAGTGCCGATTTTGGACTCCATCAACGCAGCCAGGACGATATTCCCGAACTGTTACTTTGACCGCGAACATACCGCCGATGGGTTGGCTTGCCTAAGACATTACAGGTATGAGGTTGACCCAGACACGGGGCAATTTAGCAGAAACCCATTGCACGACCATTATTCCCACGGGGCAGATGCCTTTAGGTATATTGGACTTATGATCAAAGAACCCACTAAACGCAAGAAGCAAATGGTTGCCACAGCGGGTTCATGGATGGGATAATCGCCCAAAGGGGTTCATATGGCTTATCAAGACGAAGATGGCGCAAACGCCAAGATTACCGAAGCGATCAAGTTCTGGCGCTTGGTCAATGATTCGGACTCTACAAACCGAGCCGAGGCGCTAAACGACATTAAGTTTGCCGCTGGCGACCAATGGCCCGTTGAGATTCAGAATAGCCGCAATCTGGAAAGCCGTCCCTGTCTGACCATCAACAAGATTGATGCCTATATCCGACAGGTGACCAACCAGCAACGCCAGCAACGCCCACGCATCAAAGTTCACCCCGTCAACAACCTTGCCGACTACAAGATTGCCCAGGTTATTGAGGGCATCACCCGTCACATTGAGGTCAATTCCAGCGCCGACACTGCTTACGACACCGCATTTGATTACGCTGTCAGGATGGGTTGGGGCTACTGGCGCATCAATTACAAGTATGTGCGGGAAGATTCATTCGATCAAGAAATCTACATCGATGCCGTTGAAAACCCTTTCACTGTCTATTTTGACCCCAACAGCGTCAGGCCAGATGGTTCGGATGCCGAGCGATGCCTGATCACCACTGTGCTGGACAAAAAGATTTTTAGGGAAATGTATCCAGGTGCAAACGATGGGGCTAACTTTCAGCAGCGCAGCACAGGGGATGACACCTCTGCATGGGTGACCAAAGAGGATATTCGCATTGCTGAATATTTTTACATTGAGCGTGAACGCGCCAAGCTGTATTTGCTGAGTGACGGCACAACATCTTTTGGTGACAGCGCCAACTTCTTTGCACGGGTTGAGGCCGCAGGGTTGACAGTGGTTGATGAACGGGACTCATTCCGCAAAGCCGTCAAATGGGTCAAGATGACCGCAATGGAAGTGCTAGAGGAAAAGACCTGGGCGGGGAAATATATCCCTGTTGTGCCTTGTTATGGCGCACAGGTCATTGTGGATGACAAGCGCAAGAAATACGGTCTGGTGCGGTTTGCCAAAGACCCCCAGCGTATGTACAACTTCTGGCGCACCAGCATGACCGAATCGGTTGCGCTTGCACCCAAGGCTAAATGGCTGCTGGCAGAGGGCCAAGACGAGGGCCACGAAAACGAATGGGCAATGGCTAACATCAAGTCCATGCCTGTTCTGAGATACAAGCAAAAGGACATTGAAGGTGTACCAGCGCCAGCGCCCCAGCGACTGCAACCCGAGCCGCCACCCGCAGGGATTATGGAAGCGGCGGGGGCAATTTCTGCCGATTTGCAAATGGTGCTGGGCATCATGGATCCAAACCAGTTGCCGTCTGGGAATATCTCAGGCAAGGCATTGCAAGGCCAGCAAAATCAGGTTGATCTGTCTAACTTCCACTTTTACGACAATTTGACCCGTTCCATTGCTCAAACTGGGCGCATCATTCTTGACCTGATACCCAAGATTTACGACACCCAGCGGGTAATGCGGATTATTGGGTCGGATGGTCAGCCCGACATGACCACGATTAACGAGGCCAACGAAATTGGCGAGGTTCTAAACGATGTGACCGTTGGCGAATACGATGTGGTGATGGACACAGGCCCAGGATTCCAGACCAAGCGCCAGCAAGCGGTTGAATCCATGATGCCTTTGCTGACCAGCAATCAGGAATTGTTCAATATTGCAGGTGATTTGGTATTCAGAAACATGGACTTCCCTGGCGCTGATGTAATCGCTGACCGTCTTGCTGCCATGAACCCAATGGCAAACATTGACGAGAAATCCGACATACCGCCCGAGGCCCAAATGCGTTTGGCGCAATCTGAGCAAATGATTCAGCAGTTGCAACAGCAATTGCAAGCGGCGGGGTTGGAGATCAATAACAGGGCGCAAGTGGCCCAAATCAAAGAAGAAGGCGCAACCAGACGCAAGTTGATGGATGTGACCGCACGGGCGCATAACACCGAAACAATGGCAGAGGTTCGGGTTAATGACCAGAATACCCGCAGCATCACCAGCCAAAACAAGACCGAAATTGATGCCTTGGTCAAAATCCTGTTGGCAAGAATGTCACCTAATCAATTGATGGGCGAGATTGAGCGATTGAACGCTGAACAGGGCCAATATGCCCAGTTTGCCGCCCAGGATATTAGCCAGGGTGGAAGCCCCTTTATACAAGGAATGCCACAGTAATTGACATTGACATGATTTCGGGTAATATCGCCCAAACCTTACCAGTTGGGTCAACTGGGTAAATTCTTAGGATAAAACCTATGTCTGAAGTGCAAGAAGCACCAAAAGTTGCCGCTAACGTGGTGACAAGTGAGAATTTAGCTGAGTTCAACGCCAAGAAGATGGGTTTAGCTGACAGAGCGCCTGTTGAGGCTGTGGTTGAGAAAACTCCCACAGAGCCGACAGAAACGCAAAGCCAGAGTGAGCCGCTTGGGGAAGATGAAGCGACAGCGACAGAGGAAAGAAAACGCAATCCAAAGCTGGAATTGAGGTTTGAAAAGATAACCAAGCAACGCGAAGAAGCAAGGCAAGAAGCCAAGCGGGAACGGGAAGCGCGGGAATCTTTGGAGGCCAAAGTTAGGGAATTAGAAGGTCGGGCAAAGCCGCAAGCAGAAACCCAACCAACTGGTGAACCCAAGCCAGAAAATTTCTCCGATATGTATGAATACGCCAAGGCGTTGACAGACTATCGTGTTGAACAAAGGATGGGCGAGGAAAAGCAGAAGGAAGCACAGGCTAAACAGCAAGCCGAACGGGAAAAGGTGATAAACGCCTGGACTGATCGGGTTAAAGCTGCCAAGTCTGAGATGCCTGATTTTGACGATATGGTTGGTTCTGCTGACGTTGTTGTGAGCAACGAAGTGCGGGACGCAATCTTTGAATCAGATGTAGGGCCGAGAATTCTGTATCACCTTGCCGAGAATCCCGAGTTTGCAGAGAAACTTTCTGGCATGACCGTGGCATCGGCTTTGAGAAGCATTGGAAAGCTGGAAGCCCAGTTTGAAAAGACTGAGCCAACATCTAAGACTGTTGTTGGGAAAAGTAAAGCGCCAGCGCCGATTAACCCAATCAGATCGGCGGCAAACGGCAGAGATGTGCCCCTTACCAGCGATGGTAAATTTGAAGGGTCATATCAAGCCTACAAAGCCGCACGAATGGCAGGGCGAATCCGCTAAATCAATCTTTTTTTAAGGAAATGAAATGAGCAACAATCTGCTTACCATCTCCATGATCACCAACGAAGCGTTGATGGTCTTGGAAAACGAGTTGACCTTCTCCTCTGAAGTTGACCGCAACTATGACGATCAATTTGCCGTTAGCGGCGCAAAGATCGGTAACACTCTTAACGT